GCCGACAGCTTGAGTGCCTGAACCATTCGGGCTTATCAGGCTGGATGCTGGAACACGGCCCTTTCCCTGAAACGAGCGATTAGGAGCAGCAAGGCCAGCATCAACAAGGTCACGAAAGGTAACGCCACGGTCTAGCGCATTGCCGCGAACGCCCTCACGCACGCCCATAGTCTCGTGCACTGCCCGCATGAAGCCCTCTGGGTCAGATGCAGGATTAGGAAGTGATGGTGTCTTTGTTTCATCATTAGCCATGTCATAGCTCCGATACGGATTCGGCTATGGCAACAGAACGAATATCGCCCGTAGTCCGTACCTCAATCTCAATTCTGCGGGAGCGGCCCATACGAGGAAGCCGAACCGGCTTATTGTCAGTTATGACGGTCGTTGAATGAAGCACATCATCAGAGTAAATGCGAATCTCGGTCGTTTCCGGCCTCACTGTTTCCACTCGCAATGCTGTGAAGCTGGAAGGACGGTCTAGTTCAATCACCCTGCTGCGCCAGACAGCCTGCAATGGGCTTGCTCCGCCTTCAAACTTGGCAATGTTTTTTGACCAGTCCAGAAGGTAAAGATCCTCATTCAGCGGGTCACGATGCACAGCCCTTGCATTGCCTTCAAGCTGAATGATGCCGGTATTTGGTGCCAGCGGATTCATAAAGAAGCCACCGCCAGTGCCGGCATCATCGCCATAGTACGCCATGTACTGCTGGCGGTACTCGCAAGCCCGTATGGTGTCAGGATTGAACGCTACCCATTCGTTTCGGGTAACAATGCCCTCAGTGATAAGTCTTGCGCCAGCGCCGGTAACGTAGACGAGCCCATTGCTTGAAGCATAAACAACGCCATGCCCCATGCTTACCATCGAGCGCATAGATACGCACGGCTCAATCAGGTCTAGCTCGCGCTGGCTCATGCTTTCAGGATGAGAGCCAGTGATAATGAATGGTCTGCCCTGGGTAGCCACAACAATGGTTGTGTCATAGCTACCAAGCGACACAATGGGGTAATCAACCGTCAGCCGGTACCGCGGCGGCCATGCGTGAGGAAGGTACGGCTCAGAGAAGCATATTTCATTGCCGACAAAGCCAATCATCACGCCATTTGCCATCAATCGAAGGCCGCGCAATCCTACAGGCGGCTCAAGCCAATCAGTAGATGGCATGATCTCGACAAGCTCATCACTGTTTTTTGAGTCGGTATAGGTGGAATCAGCAATAGCAAGTTCGGCCACAAACTGAAATGCAGCCCCGTAATTGCCCGTGCTGGTGCGGTAGATGCGTTGCTTTGTGATATTGCGAGCAGTGCCATCGCCCGCGCTAAGGCCAAGCTCAGTGATAACGACAGACTGACCAGGACCAACAGATAATTGTGGTGATGGCTCGCATGGCGGGCCTTCTTCCCCAAGATCAGTTACATAGGTACGGACGTAAGAGCGAAACTCTGCAAGTTCAGGCTCAAGCGTAGCGCCAGAAGGCGTAATGCTCACCGGCATGGATGGGATAGGCACGCCAAGGCGGTAGCTGTTTATTGGGTAGTCAGTGCCACCAGTATAAGCGAGAGGCGTATAGCTCATTTGTGGGTAGGCAAGGCCATTAGCGTCAATCATGCGATTGTCGCCAGTCCAGTAGATCCGCTTATTCTCATCATCAGCGATAGGCGAGCGGGCAAGCTCTACTTCATGCTGGAATCGAAACCAATACTCAGTGTTATTGACTCGCCAAAGATAGGCAGTTTGAAGAATTGGCTTTGTAGTCGTAAGCGCGACAGGGGTTCCGGCCTGCTTGAATGGCGTAATGTTTCCCGTGTGCAGGTCTGTATTCTGCGCAATTTGAGCGGCTAATTCTGGCAGCTTCTCTGGCGAGTACCTTGGGAAGATGCCGCCAAATTGTGAGAGAAGAATGCGCATATCAGTTATCAGCCTATTTGTTCACGCCATTGTGTCAGGTATTTCATTGTCAGGGCTAAAGTGGGTTTCCGCATACAGTGCTAAGCCCTAGGTACGGAGCCATATCGGTTACATCAACATTCAGCGTAAGCGATGCGCTGCAGTCTCCTGCTGCAGTAGTGCCTCTGGTTATCTTTCCGGCAAGGTAGCAGTCAGTATTGTCGAAGCTGTACCCTGATATTGATTGAGCCGCACCATTTATCTTGAATATACTGTTGAGTCCTGGCTCGTAAGCCATTGTTATAAGCAACGGCCCCATCGGAACGTAAATATCAGACTTCTGAGAGTCATTTACGAATACCACTACTCTATAGGCAGTAGGGGATATTGAAATATAAAACCCGACCTTTTGCTGGTTAGATGCCTTTGATATTAAGTGTAATTCCACTGACCCGCTAAAGTCGGACGACTCTATTCTGGCATCAAAAGCTGCGCCTGGATGAAATGGGAATGTCTCCCCATATCTTTGCATCGGAGTGCCAAAGATGTATTTATATTCCTTTGCAGGGGATGCGTCAGCAGGAAATGATCTCGATGCCGTCTGGTTATCGTTGCTCATGTCGGCAATGCCATCGACTAGAAAGTATCCTGATGCAGTAAAATCAATCAGCGCCGCATTTAATGGGTACTTGCACATCTTTTCTGGCTTGCGAACAAGCCTCATCACCTTAATGCCAAGCATTAGGCCGCACCCTTTATGGCGAGCCCACCAATTATTGTCGATCCACCGTCTCGCGTGTAGAAGGTAAGAACGTCGATTGCATTTGCAGCGGTCGATAATACGGGAGCAGTGCCGCCCCACCACTTTACGCCAGTCCATGTCGGAATCCTTGAGCCAATGCCATCTTGCTTTATTTCAAGCGTATGGGAGTAAACCTTTCCGGCAACAGCGCCGGTAAAGCTGATCGCCGCATTGCCGGATAGGATTGCATGGGTAAGCGCAGCAGCGCCAAGATCAATTACAAGTGTCGTTGGCTGTGTGCCGCCATCTACTACGCCTTCCGTGTAGACGCTCAGTGCATTTCCGGTCTTTGATACATTAACGCCATCGGCATGAACGACAAGAATATCGCCATCCGTATAGGTCTGCGTCCTGTAGTTGCCGGCTGTGCTAACGATAATCACGCTATTGGGCCCAGAAGGCAGGCCGGCATCACCAATGATATGCCCGCAAAGGTCGGCAGCGCCTGCAGCGTGGGTGTCCGTGAAGTCGCTGGCAGCAGTTAATTGCTTTGCGCTAAACGCCTTGCCGAATGCGAAGCCGGTAACAGAGGCAGGCTCTACGAATTGAGTAATAAGCGTTGCGTCAGCAGTCGGAGTGTATGTGCTGGCAGAGAATGCTTGCGCCACGTTATCAACGCGAACAGCAATAGTACCGGCATTGAACGCTAGTGATATGTGTGATGGTGCAGACGCAAGGGTAACGGCAGAACTAGAGCCAAGGTCGGTCGTCAGAACAGCCGTTACGGAGCCATCTTCTTTGTAGTTTAGCTCGATAAAGCCAACGGCAGACGCAAGAGCGGATGCTTTTACTAGGCCAATGCTCAGCTTTACAGCGGTAGTAGCAGCGCCGCCAGATAGTGCGTCACTGGTAATTGCCCACTCGACCACTCTTGTTCCGGTCAGCACGGGCGATGCTAACTTGATTGCGCTCAGTGCAGCGTAGGATTCAGGAGCGCCAAGGCCGGATTGAACAATATAGGCGGCTTTTGTGAATAATTCTGAAACGGTCGGAATGCCAGTAAAGCCATTTGATATGGCAGTAGCGCCATCCATGTTTAGCGGCTTATTGCAAGTAACCGTCAGGTTTGTCATGTCCCATGCAGTTACGCCTGATATTCCCACTAGCGTAGCAAGCCATTCAGGCTCAGAGCCAAGAAACCCATCAGCGACAGCAATCTCGTAGGCTGAGCGGCCATCAATGCCATTAACGCCATTAACGCCCGCATCCCCCTTGAGCGATGCAATCCAAGAAGCCTCAGATCCAGCATAGCCATTCTGAACCGCAAGCTCGTAAGCCGAATATCCACGAGGCCCGTCATTGCCTACATCGCCCTTTACGCCTTTCAGTGATGCAATCCATTGAGCTTGGTTGCCGACAAAGCCAAGCGCAACAGCCAGAGCGTATGCAGACTGGCCAGCCGCGCCGGTATTGCCTGTCGCGCCCTGAATGCCTTGAGCGCCACGAAGCGAGTCTATCCATGCAGCTTCATTGCCAACAAAACCACCGGCAACAGCAAGAGCATAGGCCGACTGACCATTGGTGCCATTGGTGCCATTGGTTCCTGCTGCGCCTTGAATGCCTTGGTCGCCCTTTGCGCCATCTGCCCTTGTATTCGTAATGATGATGCCATCGCCAACTGTAGCAATGGAAATACCGCTTCCGGCTAGCAGTGTTCGCAAGTGAGCGACCGACAGAACAACGCCGGTAAATAGCTCAGCGCCGCCGCCATCGTTTTGCATCGTCGATAATCCGGCGACAAACTTGTCATCGCCAGCGTAGGGGTCGCCCTCTACATTCATCGGTAGTTCATCAAGGAATGCGTCAGCGCCAGGCATAAAGAATGTGGCGGAAAAGACTACATCGCCACGAATCACTATGCGTACTTCATTGACCTGCCCTAGTTCAGCAGGAACAAGTGTGGCAGTGGCAGTGCCGGCTACACTGGTAAAAACGTAGGTCGCCGTACTTGGTACGATAGTACCTTTTGTGTCATTCGTTCGATCCCACAGAACAACGGTCGCATTTTCGACAGCGGGAAGGCCTAGTTGCGGTAAGCGTATCGAAAGAACGGCCATTATCAGTACCAGAATGCTTTGCAGCGCCGCTTAGGGGCTGCAGAGAAGTTGCGGGATGCTGTAGCGGTAGCCTCAGACGAGGCGAAGTCTGCTACCTGCAAGTGATATACAGCCATTTCGGCATTCGTCCACGGCTTGCCAGGCATCAGCATCAGCGAGTTTTTGGCAAGAGAGGAAATAGCATCGCCATAGCTCTCAAACAAATCATCAATTATGTAGTTGCCATCACGGGCAGGAGCAACCGCAATCTTTCCGGTCAGCTTCACTACTGCAGTGGTGGCAATGGGAATAGGGCGAACCCATGCGGCAGACGTTGAGATAAACTGACTTGGCCGACCTTCTTTTGTGCGCCAATTAGACTCGGAGCGGTCTAGTTCGTCCTCGGATACGGGCTCTAGCGGCCTGCCATCGGCCTGGAGCGATAGTGTGGCAATCGGAACGCACTCAGGAGCAAGGCTAAATACCTCGTACTCTTGGATGGTTGCATCCATTTGCGTCATAACCGGAACAATGTCCTCGCGCCAGTACCGTGTTTTACGGCAGAAGGCAATGCAGGCTGTCCGCAATTCGTGCATGGCCACCTCTCGTGGCACCTGCGGGCAGTCACGCAATACCATTGGAAGCAAATCTTCAATCAGGCGATAGGTGCGCATTGCTTATTTCCCCGAAACCTTTGGTGAGCTAGCCATATCCGCACTTGCCTTATAGCCAAGCAATTCAAAGCAAGCAGAGCGATGGAATCCAGCACGCTGGCCAGTTGGCGATATTTCGTCGTCGCCGCGCCACGCTAGGTACAACATCCATTCCTCTAATGCAGACGAAAGCGAGTCCTCAACAGGGAGAGCATCGGATACGCTTGTTATTTCAGCGGGAGAGACGGAGTAATAAGCCCTGATTTTGGTGCCTGCGACCACTGGATTAGTCCAGAACAGACGAGGATTGCGCTCGTCGTACCAGTATTCGTGAACGGACGGCCTCGGATTAGCTGTAATCCATGAGGCCATAACGTCATCAAGTGATAGCTTGTCGATATTGCGAATGGCCGGCCCGATAAGAGCGCCAAGCGCATTCACATTGCAGAAAACTGAAAGGAGGCGAAGCCCGCCAGCGGGGAGAGTCTGCTCGGAGCCCTCCGATAGTGTCAGTACAGCATTCGTTGACACAGCATCGGGGCGAATACCCATCAACATCTTCAATGCCTGGTTCAGGAACCCAATTAAGTCTGGGTCTGACCAAGTTATCTTTGACGGGTCATTCAGTGGCTTTCGGACGTTATCGAGCAGTTCTCCAGCCAGCATTGCTTATTCCTCAGTCAATTCATCATCTTCAATGCCGATATGGGCAATCAATGCGCGAAGCATTGGCGATGCGCCCTTGCGAGCATCCAGTTTAAGACCATGCGCTTCTGCCATTACGAGAATTGCGGTCTTATCTTCTGGAACCTTCAAGCCAAGCACTTCTTTGGCGTAGGTCATCGTTTTCTTGTTGCTCCATGACTCAACGGCTTGCACTTCTGGAAGTGGTGCCAGTTCTTCATCAGGAACAGGGTCGTTAATTTGGTCGAGTGGCACATAAGCCTCACGAATAGCAAGCAGTATTGCTTGGTGCGCTTTGTCAGCCACATCGGCAATATGCAAATCTTCATCATCCGGCGAAGGCTTGAAGTTATATTTCTTGCCATCGGGCATTTCAACGAGTGAGCCGCCAGGACGGATAACCTTGCAGACGATCTTCATATCATCACCTTCATCAAAAGAAAAAAGGGGGAGGCGTTATGCCAACCCCCCCGTGTACCAAACTGCTATTAAGCAGGACGATACAGCACTGTAACGCCAATCTTGCCACTGGTGGTGCCAGTAGCAGGAGCAGCAGCCACAGTAACATACACTGCACGAGACACGGCAGCCGGCACGCAGCGCAAGCCAGCCTTGTTTGTCATGCGCACCATGCCGACAGCAGCTTGCGCCACAGTCGATGCCGTGATGAATGTAACCGGATCATCAGTCGTGCCATCTGCCTTACGGAGTCCTACGCTCAGGGTAATGGTAGGAGTGCCAGTATCCAAGTCGTCAGCATCCAGAATTACGTCGAACGGCACATGACCGGCAGGTACTTCTACCATGTCGATGGTGTCATTCAGCGCAAGAGCAGCAGACAGGTCAAACTCGCCGCGAACGGCAACAACACCCACTTGGGCAGTTGTTTTTGCAGGCTGATTGCGAGTCAGCTTTGCGGTTTTATAAGCAGCCATTTTTGAAACTCCCAGAACAATGGATTAGGTGAGTGAGGCTCATTACAAGCCTCAGTCGTACCTATTAGGTGCGCGGATCTTTGGCAGCGGTATCCAGCGCCATCATTCCAAAGTCCTTGTTGTTGAACCGAGTCTTTTTCAAGCCAAGGATGCAGGACGATGTAATGACAACCTGATTTCCGTTGTCGCGGGTTTCTTCATTCCAGCCGTAACGGGTTTCGCCGTTAGCTGAACCGTAGGCCACTTCGATAGCCTGCGCGCCCATGAACAAGGCACGGGCAGCTTTAACAGCGCCAGAACCGTAGTCATTGAAGCGAATGACGTTCTTGTGCTTATGCAGCACTACATCATTGTACAGGCCGAGGTTGCCATTGAAGATGGCGCTAGACTTGCCTTCTGCAGCAGCAGCAGCTTTCTGAATATCGAGCCACTTGCCGTCACCGGTAGCAGTACGAAGGTCATGGGCCTGCCACGGATTCATAACGAGAACGTAATGTTCGCCGCCATCCACCATGATTTTCTGCAGAGCAGGAGTCTGTTCAACGCCACCGCCCATCATTTCCGACACGGCCACAGCCTTGTCGATCAATGCTAGGGTCATTACGTCACTGGCAATCATCGCGCCCTTAGTGCCAGCTGAGTTACCGTAGATGATATGGTCGGCATCAGGAGCAGCGAAAGCATTACCAGCAAAGCCGGCATAGCTTGAGCGGAACAGGAAGTCGTCGTTTACACCACGAGCGCCGGAGCCATACATAAAGTGCAGCTCATCAAAGCAACGCGCCCACCACTCGGACTGACGCTTGCGCGCAATCTTGCGGTAGTCATGCACGGTACGCTTGCGGCTCATCTTGCCGCCAGTGTTCACGCCACAGCGCATCTGGTCGATCAGGATTTCATCGCTGGCAAACTTCAAATCTTCTTCGTTGCCTTCGAGAATGTCGTCACCCTCAACCGGCTCCATCGCCATCTGCAGGGACAAGTCATAAGTGATCTTGTCGCCAGCTTCATTTTCTAGCTGCGTGAGAATCTGTACCGGAGTAGAAGATTCAGCACCCTTGCCGGAAAAGCGCGAGGTGAAGTAAGACTTTTTCGGCGTATCATTTGCAAGAAAGGCCGAGTATTTGCGCACAGCCTTGGGATCATTGACCCCTGTTACTGTAATGCCCATTGGTAGTTCCTCATTTCAGTTGAATTAAGCACTCGTGCGCTTTTTTTCTCGGCCACCCGAGAAAACCTTGTCTTTCCCATCGCCACTCTTGAGCGTAATGGGTATCGAATTGTCAGCCTCTATCACTACCCTGGCCCTTCGGCCAATTTTCTGGGTTAGGGTAATCTCTGCATCACCGATACAGATTGTGTCACCAACCCCAAAATCCAGATGAAGGCCCATTGTTATGAGCGCTCCCACTCGTCTAGTTCGGCTTTGCTCATCCTTTCAAGAGCATTTTCAAGTGCCTCGCCAGTCAGTCGATTCAAGTGTGCAAACTTGCCGTCTTGTGGTCGCTCGCCTGCAGCTGCAGGAGCCCCGCCAATATCAGGCAACGTCTGCGGTCGGCTTGGTCGTTGCGGGCGACTGTCCGGCTTAACTGCCTCAGCCATGCCAAAAGACTTTGCCACCCTGCTGCGTGCTGCAGCCAGTATCTCCTCCCCGCTTGCATTCGCCATCTCACCACGAGCCAGCTTAATAACCTGGTTGTTCAGTGCGCTAAGCAGGATTTCGTCATCAGAGAAACGCTTATTCTCTGCTCGTGCGAAAAACTCTCCCTGCACTCGCTTCCATTCTTTGTCGCCTGCCTCTTTCGCCGCCTGATCTCTGGCCTCTGCTAAGAGGGAAGCACGTTCAATTTCGCGCTCTCGCTTCTCTAGTTCGGCAATGGCAGCACGGTATTCCTTGCTTGTCATGTCGCCGTTGTCGAAGTCCTCGCCTGCCTGCGCCTTCTGCGCTTCAATATCGGCAAGCTCAGCAGAGTTATCCTCGACCACTACCGGCTCTACTGCAGCCGGCTCTGTAGGCTTAGTATCTACATGGGTTTCTTTGTCAGACAATCCATCAGCATCAGGATTAATACTGGTATCAGTAGCGTCAGCATCATTGTCGTCCAGGTCTAGGTCTGTATCGTCACCGTTATCAGTGACTACTTCCTCCTCGCCTTCCAGCACTTCTGCCATAGCTGCAATTTCTGCCTCTGACAGGTCGTTCAATTCATCATCCATTTGGATTTCCCTCTTGAGTCATCGTTTGTTGTTGCTGCTGCTCTTGCACTTGCCCGCGCTGCGCATCAAGTTGTGATTGTGCCTGCTGCTCAGGTGTCATTTGCTGCTCGGGTACGCCTTGTGATGCCTGCGGAATAGGAGGCTCAGCAGGAATAGGCTGTTCGCCAAGCGCAATCTGCGCGTCATCCTCTGCCTCGTTGCCTAATTCACGGATAAGATCATCGGCAATGCGTGCAAGCGCCGGAGCCCCTGCCAATGTGCTTGCGCTTTCCAGTGCTTCCTTCATCGTCATCAGTCGCTCGCGCTTTGTCTTTGCGTCAGACAAGCCTGCATCAGCCAGAATCTTCTTGGCCTGGGCTTCGCGTACCGGATCTGGCGGTGGTGCGCTTTCTTTTGGCGGATTGACTAGCTCGCGGATTCGGTCAACGAACTCGTCTTTGTTCGGAATATCAGACATACCGACAACAAGGTCGAGCATACGGATAGCAATGTCAGGCGGGAACTTGCCTAGCATCTCCATCATTGATTCAAAGAAGGCTTGACGCATTGATTCGCGGTAGTCTTGTGTGGCAACAATGAAGTCAGCGGCAGTAGCGGTCATGTCATTCTTGAATATGCCGTCATCTTCCTGCCATCGGTTAATCTCTAGCCACTCCATCTCATCCTTTTCTTTGCCAACACCAATACGGATAACGCGCTCATCCGTGTAAAACTGACCGATCATGGAAATAATCATCTCGCCCATCATCTGAAAGGCAAGCATCTTGTTGTCGTACAGCGGAGCCAGAACCACGTTGCCCTGCTCTTGCCGCGCAATGATGGCACGCCCAGAAGTAGCGTTCGTGTTTAGTCCTAGATTCTCGCCGGTAACGCCGGATACCTGCCGGATATAAGCAGCGTCTCGCTCCTCAATCTGAATGTGAACGCCTGCCAGTTGCAGGTTATTCTCCATCCGTAATTCTTTACCTTCATTCCTCTCAATGACGGCATCAGGTCTAGCCGCCTCGTCTCTCAGGCAATCAACATCGTCAACCGCGCCCTTCTCCATGATGATGCGATTAACTGACAGCAAGAAGTCAGACTTAGACCGTCTCTTGTTCAGGCCATCTTGTGGATCTCGCTGGCGGCGGATAACACCATAGAAGGCACCGTCTCGTGCAAAGCGATAGGCTTGCACTGGTATAAATGGGATTCGATTGTGTCGGTAAGGGGTAGGCTTCGATAGCAGTAGGTCGCCGCGGTCAGCAAAGCAGGCGAATTTGACCACTAACTGAATGGAATCGAACGTGCTTGTCAGTCCCTTTTCCAATTGGTCAACGTGAGACTGGTTGCTTTCGTCGTACTGCATACCGGAATACCGGCCACCTCGCAGCATCTTGACCGTGCCTGGCTCCTTGTACCAGCACTCCCAGACTCGGACCACCTTTCTCTGCCCGTCTACTTCTGTGTCGCCTGGCCGAATGGAACCGGAGCCTAGGCCCACTTCATACTCATCATCTGCCGATGGCATGGCGGTAACGTCTGCCGCTACCTGCTCAAGTGACTCGATGCGGTCAGGAAACATTGCTGAGGCAATATCGAAGTCCAGAATGCGAGCGCGAAACAGATACCGCATATCCTGGGCATCCACTTCACGAAACATGGAGTCATGCCAGATATTGCGCCAGTCCTCGGAGCGGACAAATAGCGGGTCATCTTCCCAGTCATTGCGAGCGCCACACTCAAGCCAGCCCAATCCAGCCTTAACCGCACGGGAAAAGGCATCAGACATACAGTGCTTGGCTTTGTTTACATCAGATACGAACTTACACAGCTTGGTCATGGCCATAGAGCCACCATGATCTTCTGGCCCTCGCGGCAGAACGCGCCAATCTACGGCAGTCTTGCGCTCAGTCCCCAGAATCCAGTCAATGGCAGGCCCAATCTCGTTGATAACGACAGGGCGCTGGCCACGACTGTTAAGCACCTCGATTTCTTCCTCTGTCCATTGGATAGAGTCGTAATAATCCTCGTCAATGGCCATCTGTACGCGATTGTCACGCTGTACGTCACGTTCGTGCTGCAGCCATTGCTTTAGCTTTGCCAGCAGGGCGATGCTTTTCTCGGAGTCGAGAGAGCCCTCGCCCTCTGATTCTTCATGCTCAGGCGTATCTAGGTCATCGTCGTCGTCAATTTCTTGGCCGATGGGGTCAGACTTGCGGATAACCTTTACGTCAAAATCAGCTGGCATCAATCATTTTCTCGCCATCAATGGTCACGACAAGCCGATCTCGCTCGATTAGCTTGTTGATGGCCACTTCAATTTCAGGCTTGTAGTTGAACACAAGGTCGTAATTCTTCAGTACGAAGTCCATTAGATGATGCACTTCTGTTTTTGTCAGGGAAGTCTTGAACAGGTGAGAACTGTACTGCCTGGCTGCAACGTCAATGGATTCAGGGGATAGCGCGAACTCGCCATACTTAGAAAAGGGAATGATGATTGTTCGCCTTGCCCCGATATTGCGGAGGATAAGGCTGTCCTCGTCATCAATGTTGCGGGCAAAGCCAATGATGGTGGTATTGGCTATGTTCACCGTGCGCATTGATTGTGGCGTGAAGATTGTTTCGGTCATGGGGCTATCTCCTTTGTAGCTGCTGAATCATTACCTTTGCCGCCACTCTGAAAATGGCGAACCTTGACCGCTCTGCATCCGATAGCATATTGAAGCTCTTTAGCAATGGCGTTGCTTTCTCCTTGAAGCTGTACGCCTCGCCACGAGACCAGCCAATTTTGGTCATCATTTCCGACCATATCCGATGCGACCCACTTGGCCCGCCATTGGGATTATGCAAAACGCCAGAAACCATATTTATGTACCCGCAACGCTCTGCTAAAAACTGCCCTCTAAAGTCGCTATGCCCGTATGAAGGCATGGCTACACGGTCATGCTCGTATAGGATTCGTGCGCAAGCCTCTGCGATTGAGGCAATGCCCTCATCATTGAGCGGATTGTCGTAAGCCTCTATTTGCGCAAGGGCTACGCTTGCACGCCCGATCAGGATTGCAGATTCTTTGCTATGCTCAGCCTCCATCTTCTTGATGGCTTCCATGTGCCTGGCCTCAGCTTCATCCAAGTCCCTGCGAGACTGCCAATAAGTCTCCTTCCTTGCCTTTCCGACAGCCTCGAAAACTGCCTTCTCCGTTATACGCTCGCATTCCTTTGGTGTTAGCAGCTTCTCCTGCCTCTTACCCCAATAGCCGTTTGCGATAAAGTCCAGTGCGCCCCTATGCTTGCTGGCTGCGTGAATGTCGCTGAATGCTTCTGCATCAATGCTCATGACTGTCATTTTATTGTTCTCTGTTATGTTGATTCGGTAGATCCGCCGTCCTTGGCAGTCGTTTTCTCGATGCTCATGGTGATTCCCTCTTGGGTTGTGGTGCTACATTGTTTTCCAGCTTGCCTTGCGTACTGCCCTTGCGGCTCCTGCGGGTCTAGGCTTTGACTTGGCAAAACGCCTCATCATGTAGGCGTATCGGGTTGCTGCCATTAAGTCGTCTGCCTTCTTGACCACTTTGCCGTCTTTTCGATGATACAGCCTAAACTCCTCAAACCAATCATTTAGATTGCTGAACACGCGAAACCTACCTTCTTGCATCATGTCCAGCATTTCCATTAGTCCGGCTTCTACGCCATTGCTCTTGCCATCCTCAAAGGTTGCCCGTGATGCGAGCACGGCCAGGCCATTGGCCTCATAGAGTGATGCAAGTTGGTCGCCGCTGCCCTTGTCGTGCTGCAGACCATCGTGAGGCCATGCCCAGGGTAGCCAGTCGCCCCAATGCTTGAGCGTGAGAGAGTGAATAGCTGGTGTTGCCGCCTTTAGCCGGTATGAAGCCGTGACATAGATAACATCGTCGTCTCTGTCCCATGCCAGCCTGACCGCAGCAGTTGGATGATCCCAGCCAAAGTCTATGCCAGCCACTTGAACCCAGTGCTTTGGGATTTCAAAGGGCTCACAAGTGATTAGTTCCTCGCTAACCGGAAAGATTCGACCGGAACCAAGTGTAGGCGTGCCGCTAGACCGCGCTTCTCGCTCGTGCGCCGGATAGGTCGCGACAATGGCATCGGCTTCTTCTTTGGTGTAATGCCCTACGTCATAAATCGTCATTACCGTGACAGACGTACCGATTGGCTTGTCCACGATAAAGCGCCGTACTACATCGGACATACCGAGCAGCGGCGTGAAGGTCATAAAGGCCATGCCGCCAGTCGCATTCGTGCGGGTCAGTCCTTCCGTGTAGATAGCTTGCGGTGGCTCCTCATCGAACCAAACCCAATCCAGTGTCTCTCCCTGCCACTTCTCGCGGCCCTTTTCGTATGACTTGAAGGTAATGCGGGAAATGTCGCCATTAACGTGGCGTACCGTTACGCTATCAACGGCATCAGGCACGCCACGCGCCATTTTAATGTCGATAATGAGCCGCTTGGGGATTGTGCCCGTGCCAAACTCACCAGGACGACCAAGTAAGAGTCGCTGCGTTGTCTCACGGACTGACTCAGAAGTAACGCCAGAAGCCCAACCCACGTTAGCGGACGGGAATCGCCTGCCGTTCCACCAATCAGGATAAAGGCCCGTAGCGTGATATGCAGCTTCATAGGCACCCGACCATGTTTTACCAAGTTGATTGCCAGCCATGAACAAACGTTCGCGGTCGGTCGCACCCCTGCCATGAAACTCTAGCTGCTTGTCGTAAGGACTGTATGCGGCCAGCTTGTTCTCTCGCCTGCGCTTTACCCGCTCGCGTAGGGCAATTGCTAGCTGTGTCTTTGGCGGCAGGTCTTTAATCGAGTCAGGCAGCAATGCAGTCACCTGCAACAAGATTCACTGAAAATGGCTGAATAGCCGCTAATTCGGGTAGTACGGTAACACTTTTGGCGCCGACAGTGCTGTTGTTTAATTTCATCAGGGTAATCTCCCGCGCAATCGCACTGTCAGCGCCATCAATGCTTGGTCGGCCTGGCGATGCCAAGCTCCGTGCTTAATTGGTTGATAATGGCATCTAGTTGATGCTCAGACATATCTTCCAGTTTGCCGTGCAGGACTTCCTTGCGATCCACGAACATCCCAAGCTCCTTACCCAGCGGAACCAAGGCAGCTACAGCCCCACGCGAATCGAAGGAGTACGCTGGTGCCATTAAGCCATCCGGTGTCTCGACAAAGACCACGCCGCCATCCTTGTCCAAGATAGGCTCAGTCTGCATACATCGCTCAGCCACGCTCTTGAGAGAACGCATGACATAGGCTTTATCGACCATCACGTCCTCGATGATCTTTTTTGTGGCCTCAGTGTGGCTTGAAAGCTGTTCTGCGCGCAGTTCATCCATGCGAGCGGCGATCTTATGGTTCCTTAATAGCCGGCTGGCAGTCGCCTCAGACGATCTTTCAGTAAAGCCAGCCATCTTTGCAGCGCGAGCAGCCATCTCGCCCTTAGCGTGATACTGACAGAATAGTTCCCATCTATTGTTTTCAAGGCTTGCCATAGCTTCCTCCTATAATCAGTGAAGCCTAGTAATGATGCGCCTTTCCGCGATTTTGAGCAATATCATCCTGCCGTTCGTCGGCTTTATCCGTATCACGGTAAATCTAGCTTTACTTGGGTATAATTACCGTGAGACGATTAACTCATCGAATCGGCCACAGCAAAAAGGAATACGAAATGATAAATCTCCCGAATATCACTGAAGCCAGCAAGTCCTTGTTCATTGCCTATGCAGAAGATGCGGGAAATTGGGGCGGCAATCCTTTGGTTGGTGGCAATGTAGGTGATGCTCCTGCAGACAAGGGCAACCTGACTCAACTCAAGAAGGCCGGCCTCGTAAGAACCGAAATTGAAGAAGGTAATGCTTGGCTGTTCTTCACTACCCTTGGCAAGGCCTACGCTACTCAGCTTGGCATTGAAATCTAAATAAAAAAGCCCGCTAACCACGGGCATATCCCAAGACTACAGGACTAAGAGCATGAGCCAGATTATAGACCACCTACCCCATGTTGCGATACTGCTAGTGATTATCGGCTTTGTTGTGTCAGACCTGATTAAGCTAACCCGCAAGAAAGTCTAGGGCTGTTACCTGCAGTCCTACGCTTTACCACCACATACACCGTACCGGAGAACACCATGAGCCAGATTACATACCAAGCCGAGCCAGAAGGCATACTGAACCTTGACAACCGAACAGCCTGCACTGGATGGACAGAAGATGCAGCTGCTCGTTCCTTTGCTGCTGGCAAGGCCGCTATTCGCGTTAATGGGGTTTGGTTTGCCCCCATGCCTACATCGTCTGGCGAGCCGCTGTACATGAATCCGCACACTGGCGCAATCGGCCCTATGGACGAGTGGGACTACATTGACGAATCCGGCAACACAGTAAACGCCGTGGACCTGGATGAAGTCGTGCAGGTTGCCCGCCGGTATGGCGAGTGGGTCGAGCTTTAATAACCAATAACAAGAGTATACCACAATGAGCGTAAACGTGATTTATGAAGTGAATAACCGAGGCCGTCAGCAGATCCGCAAGGCCTTGCAGCAGCATCATACCAAAGGGTTTTTCACCGACTCTCAGGTACGGGCATGGGCAGAGGATGTAGAAAATAATCTCTGCGAGGGCAATGGCGCTTACTTCGAGATACCAGGCTTCAACACAGTGAGCGGCAGGCCGGAAGTTATCTACATTGACGACAAGGGCATCACTAAGCACGAAAGCGAGGCCGACGATGAATAAAGTAATTTGCGTGCTGGCCAGCAAGAGCGCCGACTCTATGGTTTTCATCCTTAATACCGGAGTGTGCATACCCTTTTGCTACGATCCAGTCAGCGTAGAGTCCCTGCAGCACCAGATTGATAGCAACGAAGGGCATGGTTATGTAATCGAGTACATGGCCTTATTCGTAAACCACATTGGCCGCAACCCTGACCTTGAGTCACTACCGCTGGAGCAGACAGCATGAGCATATCAATGAAGAACTATCCGCCGCGCCCAAAGGCAACGCCAGAAATGGTGCTGCAGGCCGCTAAGCGTATCGAGGAGCTTGAGTCTTTAGAGAGCGGTAGTGCCGAGGAAATTGCTCGTTACTACCGCCCAGGCATTAGCGGATTTGAATTGGCATTGGAGCTACATAGGCGCGAGAGCTGGGAGATTCAGGATTCGTTTATTGAGTTCTTTGGGTCACTGGATGATGCGGTTGATACTTACCTGAAAACGGCTGAGTTTGAATGGGAGCGCGAAAACAACATTAAGCCACCACTGCCTATCGGTACTCGCGTTAAGACTTATGCAGGCATGGCCACAATCACTGGCGAACACCGTTATAGCGCCGCTACTTACCTACTGAAGCCCGATGGTCAGGATGATGCAGCAACCAATACCAGTCGCATCCTAATGACCTTTGAGAAGGCAGAAGAAGCCGTAGAGGCGCAAAATGACTAAGCCAGCGCGAGGCCGACCGCCAAAGGCAGAAGGTGATGTATTCGTTCAGGGCTCGCTACGGCTGAATGCCGCCCAATGGGATGAGTTTAGCAAGGTTGGCGGGGTAGACTGGCTGCGAGGCGTACTAGACCGCCGTATACGCAAGGATCAACAGAAATGAAGTACAGAATGAGCTTGATATGCCAGTTTTGCGGGAATCCTTTTAGTGCGCATAGGGCATCAACCGGTCAATGCCCTACCGGAAAGGCAGATCCACGGTTTAGCCACCAGGCATTCGAGCCAAAAGGCCGGACAAAGAAGCCGTTGAAGGACTGGCCAATATAACTTACCCGTATACCGTAGCAAAATGCGCCCGTACCTGAAAACGGCTGTATGCCTTGCTGCGTATGGCCTTGCAGGCTTTCCTTGTCGGGGAGCCTTGTCGGGATGTTGTCGGGATGTTGTCGGGCAAACAAGAGGGGATTGTGATGAGCGAATGGCAGCCGATAGAGACGGCACCGAAGGATGGGACTTATGTGATGGTCAGCAATGGCGGCGGGGTATGGGTCGCTAGATATAAAGGTGTTTTTGTGTCGGGATGGGTTCCGCCAATCCCATGGCAAAGCATGATGCTAAACCACGACCACATCCCGAGCGCAAAGCGAAAAGGCCCACCAACCCACTGGATGCCACTACCGCCGAACCCGTGACAGCGAACTGCCACTAAAAAATGGTATTGCCTCCGCCAATGAGAGAGGCATTGGAGATTAAGATTAAAATGAAAATACCATGCTGGCTAAATGGCCACAGAATGATTGTCACGCAAAGATTCGGCAAGTATAGCTACCGGGCATCCTGTATAGATTGCGGATTGATGTTCGCGGAAAGCGATCAGCTTCGACTAAGAACCTTATGGTCGTCTGAGTTTCACCGTATGTTTGAACACTACGGCTTTAAGATTGACTACCAAGAATGGGAAGGAACCGGAGGCCGCAAGAACTACAAGCTAGTGTGATAAAGGTATCTCTACCCCTTATCCGGTATATGGATAGGGGCAGAGTACACCTGATTCCACACAAAGCCGCCTGCAGCCACGACGACAGCCAGGATGGCTGCAATTACCCACTTCCTCGTCTCGCGCAAGGCAGGCAGGTCGGCGTTAATAGCCTTGATCACGTCAGATTGCTTGTCTATCCGCTCGTGAACCTTCTCGATGGCCATGAAGATTCTGTCTGTAGTGTCTTTATGGTCTGAATGCCTTATTTCAGCTAGCCTGCTTGTCTCTGCTATCAGGGAAATTGAGCGGCTGATCTCGCCTAGCGTACTCTCTACGCATACGCGCCACTCGTCATGCCGGTTCCTTGCATCCTCTAAAAGGGCAAGTCGCGTATCAGTGGTCATAGTCATGCCGCCAGCCTTAAAAAATAGGCACCAGCACAGAGAGAGCAGGCACTGCCTCTCCGTCAAAGTGGAATATCCCCGCCCCTGCAGATACAGAGACCCCCATCACATTGAATTGCTTAACCAGCGACAGTGAGTATCGGTCATTGCTCGCGTAATTGGCGCTAAGCGCCAGCTTCTTGGTCTGGTAATAGCCGGCATCGCCAATGGGTATATTGATTGACTCGATAACCGTGCCATCTTTTGAGCTTGCTATAACGTCTCTATCGCCGCCAGCGTTACGCACGACAGATAGATCCACAGTTATCGCGGGGCATACTACCTGCTCCGCATGACACTTACCGTTAATGTCCGGCAAAAAAGTCTTATCAGGATGCTTTGCAGGCTGAATTGTGACGCTTACGCGCCTTTCCTCCTTGCTACCCGTTGGAATGGCATGGGGAGCGGCTGGCACAGCATCAGCAGGAACCCTGGCACTGATAACGCTACCGTCCTTCTGAATGACTTGCGGCTTGAAAGTCTCCCGCTCCATGACTGCAGGGCTGGCGGTCAGCTTCCAGTGCATGAAAGCGCCCGCCAGCAGCATCGCAATAGTCCAGATGATTGTTAAGACGAGGAACACTCTCATGCTCATGTCTGTAACTCAGGCTTGAAGTATCCAGTATACTTGGCCTTTCGGATGTTCATCACGTTTCGGACGTATTCACGATTGATTTCGAAGAATGATTTTCCGTACCCCTTGACTGCAATCTTGGCTTTGTAGCTTGTTTTCTCAACGTGGCCAGTCCACTTAGATTGGTCGCATCCTGGCGTAGCGCGACACAAGCGACGATCTTGGGCTAATCCGCCCAGGCCACCATTGTAAGCCGCCAGCGCCATAGCCGTATGTCCCCATTCGTTATAGGTATCTTTGATGGCGGCATGGTTGTCGCGCATTTTCAGCACTACGGCCCGCGCCTGCATTGTTGGGTTATATCGGTCGGCCCATTGCCAGCCTCGCAAACTCTTATGTCTGGCAGTAATTTCCGTGAAGGCATTAAACTTCGGCGTGACAGTTAGCTGGCCAAGCCCAAAGCCGTACTCTCGCGCAGTCCGCAATTCAGCCCGTGGGCTCCAACACTTTGAATGAGTGAGGCTTGCGCAGGTTTCCTGCTCTACCAGCCCTGCGAGGGCATCAGGCACGACCATAGCCGGCCAGTGAGCCCGCTGCTCGGCCACTAGCGTATTGATATGAATGCTCGCATTAGCCGGCATTGCTGCTGCAGCAGGTCTGATACTTAGGATAACTGCCGCCAGCACGATGCACATTCCCAAAAACACCGTTCCAGCCCCCTGTGGCGTTGATGCAGCGTCTCTTGCAGTCTGCCGCATACCAATTCCAGGAAACAGTAGCCGCCGCGCCACATGGGACACTGCGATCCCGCCTAGCAGCATTGCCGTGTACACACCAAAGACTTCGATGCCTGGCTCCATTAGGGCACCAGCAAGGAAAGGCGATACCGTAAGCACGACGAAGGCCGCGAGCATGATGCCTATAACCCTGAAAGCATCAGAGGCCAGATTACAAAGTACATTTTCCATTTTACCCTTCATCGCACACCTCTTTAGCTTTCAACACAAGCGAGGCCGGAATCGAACCGGCGATAGGAGGCTTTCGCCCTGCTCTACCTGCTGAGCCATCTCGTTAAAAACATATTACCACTACTCCTTGCACCATTCAGCACTTGGTCGGTTGCCATGCCATGCTTTATTAAAACAGTGCAGCGATTCTTCTTTCTCGGGGGTCATGTCAGTCCTTGCAGTACATCGAGTTGTATTTATCGTTGTCGTGCCGCCAGCCCATGCAGTGGGCAACCTCATGGGTCACGCAAGCAGGGTACACCGATGGCCGAACGATGACGGTGCACGGCTCGCCCGGATAGGCTACGGCAAGTGCGCCATCAGGTACGCCAGCATCCTGCACTGAGAAGCGTATCGTCACCGCATCACGGTCGCGGTACGGCGTTGGTGCGTCGAATATTCCGCATCCGGTCATAAACAGCAGGGTCAGGTAGCAGATGGTACGCATGGTTTTAGTCCTTTATCCGTCATCGACTCATCAGGCGGTAATTCAGATACAGCACACATTGTCAACGCCTCAACAATTTCCGCTGGAATCCAGCCGCTCGATATGTAGTGCGTAGCCGGAGCGTTGCCTGTTGCCGACAGTTCGCTGGTGAACATGCCATCGCCGCCTGTGAATTGTGCGGCAAGGGTGCGGGCCTGTTCGGCCTTGTCAGCCGTGACGATAATCGTTGCGAAAATATCCATGATTAGTATGCTCGGGCCTTAGAGTTGCACCATGCTTCACCTGCTGCGATCTGGCCGGCATTGCTGGCAGCGCCACGGACGATTAGCTGGTAGATGCGCCCGTTGAATGGCCGCGTTGTTCCACCACGACGACCAATGTAGAGCGGGTAGCTGCCGTAGTTGCCGGTGCCTGCTGGCCCTGCATCGACGGTAAGCAGCGACGGAACCGCACCATTAACTTTTGGCTTTATTTCGTCTACCGCTGCTGATGCCGATAGATCGAATGCGCATGATATAACCAGCCGCGCCGTGTCTGCTGGTGCGCTTGTAGAGCGAGATGCAAGCGCGGCTCCGGCAAGCGCGAAATTGACGGCATACGGCAAGCGCGGCCACAGGATCGCCATCGACCCGGGATTTCCAGCGCCGGTCGCGCTGGATAGCTCGGCGATAATCGCCGTGTCGGCAGTTGACGCCGATTGAGCCCCCGCCCAAACAGTCATCTTGTCCGTGCCGGTGAAGTCGATGCTCGGCGTTGCCATGCCATCGTCGGTGCCGTCGAAGTTCAGGTAATACAGACCGTTGCTGTCCTGCTGTAGTGTCGGCCTGCTCGCAGATGTCGTCTGGTAGGCGTGGTTGCCGGGTAGTTCTCGGACGGTTACGTTGTCAACCGAATAAACAGCCCCAGCCGAGGCGCATGAAAAATAGAAGGCGTTTGTCCCGGTCGCTTGCCGTATGTACTTTTTATGCCCGGTTGACCCAGTGATAGTAGTGGTTCCGCCACCGGCATCAAACCGAGCAGTGCCTGATGTATACGTCAAATCAAACTCGACTACATACCACCTACCAGATACGCAAGATGCGCCAGTCGCTGTGGCAGTTCGTGTCGCAGTCGCGTTAAAATTTAGCGACCCGCTAGATATGGATGCTTCACTCTGGAGAACCCAGCCGTCAGCATTGTCGAAGTCGCCATTAGTGACAAGCTCCGCCCCCAACGCCAGCCCCAACCGCTTATCCAGCGCCAAGCCGACAGGCTGCCCAACAGCCGTCACAGGCGTAGTGCCTGCCGCATCCTGATACAGCGTACTGAAGTCGGACGGGTCTAGCCAGATGCCTTGCTCGCCGGACACGAATAGCGAGTTGATGTAATAGTCTTTTGGTAGCGCCCCGAGCAGCATGAACATGGCTTTATACCAGTCGAAGGCCGATTTTATACTCGTATTCTGCCGCCGCCGGAGCAGGTAGCTTCACACGAATATACGGAGGGAGCGCCATAGGATTCATTGCAGGCGGAATGTCGGTTAGCTTGTTGGCTGCAACAGGGAATGTCTTTGCTATACCCACTGAGTCCAATACGTCGAACCCTGCATCAGCGCCGCCAGCAAACGATCCTTGAATAGCGCAGGAAGTCTGGTTTGCACCGGTTGGGGCATAAATACCGACAATGGCTAGCCGCTCGGAATCAATAGATCCGAAAGAAGAAGTCGGAATCCATGCGGAAGTCGTGCCGGAAGCTGGAATAGTGGCAGTAATATACATGACGCAATCCTCTGATATTGCCAGAGAATGCGTCATGCGGTTTTGTCAGGCTATAGCTTCCTGAATGAGTCTGTTTACGTTCGTTTCCCAGATTGCCTCATCCTTTGGCATGGTGAAATTATGCTTTATGGCTAGATACTCGCATATCTTGAAGGCGGCAACCTCCCATGTTCGCGCAAACTGGACGCTGTTGTCGCACTCTCTAAGGGCAATAGCCCTTGTTCGCTGAACCAGCTTAACGGCTGATGGTATGGCGGTCGGCTTCTTCATCTCAATGTAAAGCCCAATGTGATTGTCCGTCCTGCTGGCCATTGGCAGGTGATAATCAGGCATACCGGCTTTGACTCCCTCGCCATTCATAATGCCAGCCTCGGTTGCGTTTCTCTTGCCGCCATTCGGGATATGGTAAAGAGCGTCTGATAGCATCAGGCCATTATCTAGCTTAATAAGCCTCGCCCACTTCATTAGCGCCAGGCACTCATTTGACTCATCATGGCAGATCTTCTTTATCACAATAACCCCTTAACCTTCTCTAGTAACTCTGACTCAGTGCCAAAAATTGACTCCCAAGTGAATCTTCCCGCATGAATGGCAATGCATGGCCCACCGGTACGATGATGAGTAGGGCATAGCGGTATAACGTCAAAATGGCTTGCCTTCTTTCCCATGCCGACTCCGTGCCTCGGATGATGCGCCTCTGCAGGCGAGTCTTGATGCCCCATGTCCCTGCAAACAATACAGCCAAGCCTCACTACGGCTGAAACGTGGGCCTTCTCTGCCTTATTCATTGCCTTGCTCATCGTCTCGAACTCATTGCTTCGTGGTAACTATCGTCTTGGTGAGGAAGTATTAGCTGCAGGCCTTCAATGCAATACGCCTCAAGCATCGTAAGGTAGTCTGCCATTTCACGAACGGTTGCCTTGCTTGACCGCCAGCGACCTATATTAACCCTCTCGCCACCAGGCATAAGTATCCACTTATCATCTACCGGCATTAGCTTTCTGCAAAATACATCATGCCATTCTTCGGATGATGCTATCTGGCCATAGCAATCTCTCATGTGCGCCTGAATCACGCCCATCCACACCCATAGCAGCCTGTTTTGAATATCCCGTCTCTTGGCAGAATATCGCTTCCACTCCAAAATCCATGTGTCACCATCAAGAGGAAGTCCAGAAACAAGCCTTACTGCCCGCTCCCTGCCTATGGCATCGCTGAATTGATACTTCTGAATCATGGCCTTCTCCAAATCGCCATCATTCGATTGAACTCTGCTGCGCCTCTCTGCTCTTTTGCTTTTTTCGTCTGCGTCTTATCGCTACGCCTTACCCTGTCGCGCTCAGCCTCGCAACGCTTACACCATCCTCTGCGATAAATGCGCCCTCTTATTTTGCAGTAGCTAAAGTCATGCAGCGGCATTAGCCGTCCCTTTCTCGCGCAATCCTCATTCCTGCAAAACTCCATAGCAAGTAGCAGAACATAAACTCGTGTGCTTTCTTCGCCCATGCCCTTATTCCCTGCATCTTTAGCTATTAGGTTTTGCATCTCTCCGCGCCTCACCCGAAAACCCATTTCTTACAACAAAGCCGCCAGTCTTTAGGTCAGTCCATGCAATGACAAGAACCTCTCGCACAGCGGCCCTGTATGGCCATATTCTACCGAATACTAGCTTTCTTTCAGGCAATTCAAGCAATGCCTGCCCCCAGTCACTTCTTGGCACTGTTTTCCATATCCGCAATGCCTCGTCGATTACTGCGCTCACCACTTCATCTTTAGAATGTCTGGCTGTTTTTGAGCATATTGAATAATAATTTCCTGTTTTTCGTTATTCTCAGGCGACTGCGATCCTGCAGCAATAGGCTTCTTCGTTATTCGCCCCTTATCCCGCATTGCCTTGCTCTCTTTATGTGCATACCATTCTGCTATTCTTTGTTTTTCAGCCTCCTTTCTCTCTAGTAAACCCGCCTTCCTTTCTGTTATCGCCCTAAGATGCGCATCCCTTTTTGCTTTAGCGCCATCCCTGAGTCTTATTCTTTTATAAACAGATTCAAAATACGCGCATTCTTGCTCTGGCGTTAGATTTCTTATTTTTCTTACCCAGTATGATGCAGTGCTGAGCCCTATATTCTTATCTGTAGCGGCCTTGAATCTGCAGCACAAGTCCTCCCTGCTCATTCCTCTGCATGACTTCACTATGTCAAACATGGTGAAAATATCCTCAAGCTCTATGCGATTCGTCACAAGCCCCCTACTTCGTATTGAGAGTCGCCCTATATACGAAAGCGTTAGTGGCATACCGTCACTGCTCATCTTTCTGAAAACCTCCACGATGCTCATTCCAGATGCTAATAGGCTTATTGCAACAACGCCCCATCCATTTTTATATCTATCTCGGGTTACGCCTTTCGGGTAGGTTCTTTTCTCTCTTACCGGCCATCCCTCAAGAATTGCATCAAGTTTCATTTTGCTTATCCCTAATTCCATTTGTATTTGAAAGTCTTTGCTTCCATTTCTGTACATTTCAATGGCTTTGTTTCTTCGCTGCTCGACAAGTGCGCCCTCATGTGTGCCGCCCATGTTTTTACGCTTCTTTTGTTTGGGTTTTTGGATAGGTATTTTGCTCTACTCATTGCCAGCGCAAAGTGCTTTGATTTAGTCATTATACCCACCTCGCCTATTTGTTTTCTGATTGTTTTCTTCCGGCCTCGACTCTTTGAATGCTTGCAGCGTTGTCGGCCTAAACCGACTATGCGCAAAGTCTTGCAAAAGTACGTCAGTGCCTCGACTTCCTCTGCGCACCTTATCAAAGATGATCTCTGAGAAGTCGGCGCTCGTCCCGTCTGGCTTGTCGTCGCTGTGAATCAGCATAACAACGTCTGCATCCTGCTCGATAGCGCCAGAATCACGAAGGTCAGAAGCCTTTGGCTTGGTCTTGCCTCCTTCCGGCCCTCGGTTTAGCTGAGCAAGGCAAAGCACTGGAACGTCAAAGTCCTTGGCCAGAATCTTAATGTCTCGGCTGATATTTGTGACTTGCTCGTAGCGTGACTTTCCTTCCCCTTTGATAAGCTGCAGGTAGTCAATAACAATCAAGTCAAGCCCGCCAAGCGTCCGTTTCGCTTTCTTGCAGGCTAGGTTTATGCGCCCCATCGTCTGCCCTGCCTTGTCGTCAATCAGCATGGAATACCCATCGCTTCTGGCAATAAAATTGCTTAGCGGCCCCGCGAAGGCATCCCAATCAAGGGTAGCTATTGCTCTCGACCTGATGTTTCCTTCGGCGCAAGCTATTCTGTTGGCTAGTTCGCCCTTGCTCATTTCCATTGAGAAGAAGATCGTTCTCTTGCCTGACTTGGATGCGAATGTCGCAATGTTTAAGCCAAGATTTGTTTTCCCTTTTCCTGGTCTTGCCGCCAAGACAATCATCTCCCCGCCAGCCATGCCCATCATTCGGTCGTCAAGGTCTTGGAATCCGGTCGATAATCCAGCTAGTCCTCCGCCTCTTGCGTGATCTGCCTCTAACTTAGCGTGAAGATCCGCCAAGCCCTGATTAACAGTGAAAAGCTCAATGTCCTCTGTGGCCTCATCGGCTGCGTCTAAGATGGCTAACGATGCTTTGGCTGCCCTTTCCCCTAGTGAGAGGCTTTCGTCGCTGAGAATGGCCTCGCAGGTCGATATTGACGCATGAAGTCGGCGCATTGTGTTTCGGTCGCGCACAATTTCGGCATGAGTCGCTATATTCCATATTCCCGATGTGGATTTAACCAATTCCATCAGGTACTCGCTTCCGCCAGCGTCAACGCTTTGTTGGCTGAGCTTTAGGCTGGATGATACGGATAGCGCATCTGTCGGCTTTCCCCTTGTGGCCAGTGCTTGTGCTGCTGCAAAGATTAACCTGTGTGGCGGGAAGAAGAACATTTCACTGGTCACGATGCCTGAGATCATATCCCAAGCCTTCTCGTCACAAAGAATTGCGCCAATGACAGTCTGCTCGGCCTCTCTCGACCAAAGCGAGTTAGACATGGTATTTCCCCTCTAGGATTTTATCGAAGTTAGCGCGCTTGAGTATCCAGCCAAGATCAGCCTTGAACGGCTTGTCAGTACGGCCCATCAGGAAGTCAGACTTGGCGATGTACTCGAACAGTCCTTGCCACCATTCCGCCTTTTGGCGCTTTGGCGATTCCTTCCATCTCGATTGAAGTGATGCGGCCCTGGTGCTGCCAGTCCACAAGGACGGGTTTACAGAAACCGGCAGTCCGTTATCGGAGACGATTGAGTTGTACATCTCGATGATTTTCCCGTGAGGACAATTCGGCACTGCGTCAGCAGGGGCAGTCGGAATACCGACAAGAAGGTTTATTACTGGTTCTTGGTTAATGGTTCTTGGTTCTTGGTTAGCTTTCGATCCGGTTATTTCTGGGTTAGCTAAAATAACCGACTGGGTTATTTCTGGGTTATTTTCGACGTATTTGCTAGGCCTTCCGCCCTTTCTGCCGTTCGCCCTAGCCGTGTTTGCTTTGTCGTGATAGGCGGAAATCTCCTTATCGGCGCGTGAATTGTGCCATCCGTCCTCGCGCAAATCGAAGAACTCATTGAGAATTAGATCG